TCTATGGTAGTTACTTTCTGAATGCTATCATGATATTCTTCTTCGGTCATTCGTGGTTTTATAGATGGCTTCTAACAAGCCAGTACCGGGTTCATCTCGGTCGAGTTGCTTTTGGATTTATCGGGGAAAAGGTTAACCAGCGTTTTGGTAAATCTGCTTTCCTGGTAAAATGTGCTGCTGGATTAGTAGTACTTATGTCATCTTATAAAACTATTTCGTTTTTTAAGGATTGGTTTGCACCCAAATACGAGGTTAAGATTGATAATTCTTATACCGAGGGTCCAAACAAAGTTGTGAATAATTATATGGCACCAGAACCTGCAGAATTGCAAGCTGATCTACACAAGATTGGTTCTACGCCTGCCCCGGATGCTGAATATATTGAGCGTCCTTGTTATCACGACAAATATCCTTATTCGAGTGTTGATTTATCTCAGCACACATTGTGCTCGAAAAATCAAGATATTGCTCTGGTCAAGAAGCATGTAGAGAGTGCAACTTTCTATATTACTTCTTACGGGTCAACCACTCGAAATACCACCGCTGTAAACATTCGAGGGTGTGTCTATATGATGAATAATCATGGACTACCTGAGGATGATTCGTTTTATATTGATGTTATTGGTGAAGCTCGCGGCACCATGACAACTACTATGAAGCGAATATTGATTACTCCTAGTATGATGAGACGTTATCCTGAAAAGGATTTGGCGTTTATTCATTTACGTTGCAGACCTCCTGCCACAGATTTGACTCCTTACTTTCCTAATGATTCCTTTACTGGAAGATTTGATGGTGAGTATGTAGGACGATATATTAGTGGTGAGAAATGGTCGAAACAAGTATACGCTTTGCAAAAGATACCTGGACTTTGGAAATCCCATGGTCGAACCATTTCACAACCTGTGTGGAAAGGGAAGGTGTCTGAAGCAACAGGAAAAGGTGATTGTGGATCTTTATTGATTAGCAAAACCCCTGTAGGCATTGTGTTACTGGGTACTCATGTTATGGGACTGAACTCAGATGTTGCTGCAATGGCAATCAGTAGACAGTTTGTTACTGATGCATGCAATATTCTTGAGCCCGATTATATGAGTAGAGGCCGTGTAGAGGTCTCTATGCCTAGTGTTCAACGTAATTTGAGCGATCTGAGTGTGCAAAGTGTTGTACATGAAGCGCTCCCTGGGACAGCGAATGTAATTGGATCATTTACGAATGAATTCCGCCAACGGCAGAAAACAAACGTAGGTCCAACGTTGATTCAGGATGCTATGGTTAAAAGAGGGTATGAACCTAACAGGTTTCCACCCACTATGACTAAGGCGCCCTGGATCAAAGCACTTAATGATATTTGTCAACCTGTGACTGCTCTGAACTCCGACATTCTGTTGGAAGCTAAGAACATGTTTATCAGGGAAACAGCTCATGTAGATGTTTCAAATATTAAAGTGTATTCGCTGCACGTAGCTATTAATGGTGCCCCTGGCGTTCAGTACTGTGATGCTTTGAATCGCAATACAAGTGCTGGAGCACCATATAAGAGATCTAAGAAGCATTATATGTATTACATTGATGAAGCTACCTCCACTGATATGGATGTCATTGACGAAATAAAAGTGGGTATTAGTGATTTGATTGATACGTATAAACGTGGTGAACGGGGTCATTCTGTGTTCTGTGGACACTTGAAGGATGAACCTATACCATTG